ATCACAAGTAATAAATATTTTAATAAGTATATTTTTATTTATGTTTATACTATTTTTATTCAATTCATTAAATATACCAAAATTATTAAAAGTTTCTGATTATGATAAATTAAGTAACTTTATAAATTGGAATTCCCTATTCAATTTTAATATATTTTTTATATGTTTATTTGTAAGTTTTGTAATATTTATTATAATAAAAATAATTAATCTAATAGAATTAATTTATAATTATAAAAAAATAAAAGAATATTACAATAAAAATTTAAATATAAAAGACTATGAATTGGATTATACAACATGGAATACTATTATATCTAAAATAGGATTATATAATGATGAAGATATAGATATATATAAAATTAATAGTATTATATTATTTTATGAGAATTATTTTAATGCCTTATTTGATAATAATGTAATTAATCTATATCATATTACAAATCTTATGGAATGGAATATACGTTATTGTATACTTATAAAATTTTTTGATAATTCAACTATAAGTCTTGTAGAAAAAAAGAAAGATATATATTTACGTCTTAGAATAATATCTATAATAAATTTCATTTTTATGCCTTTTATATTAGTATTTATTCTATTTTATAATATATTTAACTATGGTGAAGAATTTTATAATAAACCAACATTAATTTTAACGCGTATATTTACAAAAAAAGCTCAATGGAAATATAGATATTACAATGAATTAGAACATGACTTTGAAAATAGACTATCTAAAATCATTAATAATAGCAATAATTATATAAATCAATTTAAAAATGATTATGTAAATAGTATATCAAAATTAATAGTATTTATATGTAGTTCATTCTTTATAATATTTATAATACTATCTATTATAAATGATAAAATTTTAATATATATAACAATATTTAATAATAAATCTATATTATGGTTTATAAGTATATTAGCATCACTTATTACTTTATTTAAATCAAATAAGGTAGTAAAAAGTGAACCTAAATTTTATATGAAAGAAATATCAAAACATATTTATTTAGATAATAAATTTATAGAAAATTCTAATAATGAAGAATATAAAAAACAGTTTTTAAATGATTATCAATATAAAATACTAAACATAATAAAAGATATAATTTATACTATATTAACACCGTTTAGATTATGGTTATTAGCAAATAATGTTGAAAATATAACTAATTTTATTAATGCTAATATTTCTCAGAATGATATTCATAATTGTAAAATGTCTGATTTTGATATGAAGTTATTTAATTATATGATAAATAATGACTATGAAATAAATAAAACAACTAAATCATTTGAGTATTTTAATGAACTATATCCAAAATGGTATACATATATGATTGATAAAATAAATGGTAATACAAATGAAATAAAAGTTAATGTAATATAACATTTTATCAAAATATTAATTAATGTAATATAAAATTTAATATATATTAATATTTTAATGGATATTGTTAGAAAAAATAGTAATAATGGTGCGTTTTATTATGTTAACCGAAAAACAAAAAAAAAAATAAATAATAATTCATTGTTAAAGCGTATTCATTCTTTAAAAATACCACCGGCATATAAACAAGTTAAAATAGCAACTAATCCTAATAGTAAAGTTCAGTGTATAGGTACAGATACAAAAAAAAGAAAACAATATATATATCATCCTCAATGGTCTGAACAACAAAAAAAAATTAAATTTATGGATCTCATACAATTTGGTAAAAAAATTAAACGTATTAAAAGAGATATAAATAGTAATCTAAATAAATGCTATAATAATTATAGTCTTTTGTGTAATAAAGATAATATAATAAGTTTAGTATTATATCTTATAGATAATTGTAATTTTAGAGTTGGATGTGAAAAATATAAACAATTATACAATTCGTATGGTGTTACTACTCTAAATAATAGTCATTTTAAATTTAATAAAAATAACATTTTAATAGAATTTATAGGTAAAAAAGGTGTTATTAATAAAAATAAAGTAAGTAATATAAATATATGTAGTCTTCTCAAAATATTATGTAATAAGAATGATGAATATATATTCACTTATTTAGATAAGAATAATGATAAATATAGAATAACTGAAAAACATATAAATGATTATCTTAAAAAATATCATAAAAATTTAAGTGTTAAAATGTTTAGAACTTGGAATGCGAATTATATACTAATTAAAGAACTTTTAAATTTAGAATTACCAAATACACCCAAAATAGCAAAAAAAAATATTAATATAGCAATTAAAAAAGCAGCAGAACAATTACATCATTCTTCTAATGTTTCTAAAAAAAGTTATATGAATAATGAAATTGTAGATTTATATATAGAAAATCCATTAAGATTTAAACAAATTGTTGAATCATTTAGAAAAAAAAATGGAAATTTACCTACGATTAATCGTTTGTTAAATCAAATATTATATCATTTAAGTTAATTTATATATTTTAAGATATTAGTTATATCAGTTTGTTGATCTTCATTATAAGATATTGTAATTATTTTTTTAGTTAAATTATTATATTTTTGTTTAATTTTTGAATTGTCTATTTTATTTGCTAAATATTTTCTAAGCATAAAACTTTCTTTTACATTTATTGTTAATCTATTTATATCTACTAATGAATGAAACAATTTACTATAGTAATTTATATATTTTAGTTTAGTATTTATACTATCTAAATTATTATAAATAGAATAAATTATCTTATTAATTTGGGATGAAGATATAACATAATCATAAATATATTTTAATTTTAATTCTTCTAGTTGTCTAGGTTCAAATACCTTATTCACTGTCATTACATACAACAAATCTCTAACATTTTCATAATTGCTAAAAATAAATATCATATTCCATAATTCAATGGGCAATGTAGTAATAATAGTCATTGTTTCTATGATATATAGAAAATATAATATATCAATTTTATAAAATTGTGTTTATTTGTTTAAAATATTATAGAGTAATACTTACTTTACTTGTTTTAATTTATATTAGATTAGATTATTTTGACTTATTCCAACAAGATTATATAGATATCCATTTATAAATACATTTATCACATTATTGAAATATTATAAATTAATAAAATTGATTTAAAATAAATAATATAAAATTATTCATAATCATGAGTGAACTATCACAAACAGAAAAACCTAAAATTAAAATTAAAATTAAAGTTAGAAAAAAAAAAAAAATAACCAAGACAAATACACAACTAAAGTTTATTGATTTGTTTTGTGGTATAGGTGGTTTTCATCAAGTTCTCAGTAAATTGGGAGGCAAATGTATTTTAGCATGTGATATAGATAAGTTTTGTAGAGAAGTATATACTAATAATTATGATATTACTCCGTGTGAAGATGTAAAGAAAATTGTTCCTTTAGAATTAGATGATTTTGATATTATTTGTGGTGGATTTCCGTGTCAAGCATTTTCAAATGCTGGAAAAAAGAAAACTTTTGAAGATGATAGAGGACTCCTATTCGATGAAATTATTCGTATTGCAAAACACAAGAAACCCAAATTTATGTTTCTTGAAAATGTAAAACATATTCTAAAAGTAGGTAATGGTGAAGTAATAAAATATATTAAAAAAAAATTAGACGCTATTAACTATAATGTTCAAATTTTAAATATGTCACCTCATGAATATGGTGTTCCACAACAAAGAGAAAGAGTTTATTTTGTATGTGTAAGAAAAGATATTTATAAATCACCAGTTGAATTGCTTACGCCAAAAACAAATCAAATTGTCTTTCAAGACTATTTAAATAAAAAAGAAGATATAGATCAGTCTTATTTCTTGAAAGGCGATCTATTAAATTGTTTAAATGCTTGGGATGAAATGATTCAAGTATTTGATGTAGATGAAAAAATATCACCTACATTTATGATTAATGAAGCAATTAAATACAAAGATATTAATTTAGAAAAACTAACTAAATTAAATAGTTATGCTTCAAAACTTAAATTATTAAATAAAACACCAAATAAAACTAAAAAGGACATATTATTAAAAGAAATTGAAAATAATCATTTTTCAGAAATTGAAAAAGAATTTATTGACTATGCCGATTGGAGAAGAGACTATATAATAAAAAATAAACCAATTTATAACAAATATCAGGATAAATGGAATTCTTGGTATGAAAAACATAAAGCGATTCTTTCTAAAAGAGAAATTTATGCTAAATTAGAGTGGCAAGTTGGTAAAATTAAACAGAATGATTCCATTTTTAACTATTTCATTCAATTTAGACAATCTGGTATTAGAGTTAAAAAGGCGCAATATTTTCCTACTCTTGTTGCTATTTCACAAATTCCTATATATGGAAAAGAAAAAAGATATATTACCCCAAAAGAATGTTTGCGATTACAATCATTTCCAGATGATTTCAAATTATTGGATGAAGATAGACATGCTTATAAACAACTTGGTAATTCTGTGAATGTATCTAATGTATCAAATGTAATTGAATCTACTTTGAAATTATATGGAATGATTTAAATAAAATAAAATAAATCTTAAATATTAAATAAAATTGATATAATATTTTTTTTCATAAATTATTATAAATAAAATATGAGTGAATCTGAATCTGAATCTAGAATTATTGAATCATATAATAAACAATTTATTAACTTATTGAATGCTAATCCAGAAATTATGAGTAATCTATATAAAGATATTTTGACTATATTGCACAAATATCCACCAGCAAAAAATGAAAATAAAATGATTTATGGTAAAGTTGCCGAAAAAAGAATTATTTACTGGTTTAACAAAATTATTCCTTGTATTGAATTAGATAAACAATTAGAATGTGGTTCTGAATATAAGAATGATTGTGAAATATCATTTTCTACTGATGATATTAAATATAGTATTAAAGTAAGTAAAAATGGTGGAGAACCTACACTTATTAATAAAAGAAATAAAACTAGTCATACCATACAAAATTGTAATATGATTATTTGTCATATTAAAGATCTTAGACTCTATATTTTTAAACATACACCAGATTTTGATTCATATATTAAAGAAACGGATGAATCCATTAAATATAAACCAAGTATTTTTAAAAAAAAACTAGAAAAAGACGAAAACTATTTTTATGAATTTCCAGTTAATAATGCTTTAACACACTTTGAAAATGATATACTAACAACAATAAAGACTGATGATGTATATGATAGAATTGCAGAAGAAATTGATGAAGTTAATCGTTCTTATTATGAATAGAAAAACGAAGTTGCATATTTGTTATTTAAAGCATAAACTAATATAATTATAGAAATATTTAAAGCATAAACTAATATAATTATAGAAATGATACTAAAACTTTTATTAAATATACTTAAATTTTTTATTATTTGTAGGGGTGCTCATATATTTTATCAAAAATACATACTACACATTTCTAAACCAAAACAATATAAGAAACAAAATGAAATCATAGATACAACTAATTACAAAAGAGTTGATTCTACTAAAGATAGATATAATATTTCAAAAATTCCACAAAATATTGATGTTATTGTAATTGGTAGTGGAATAGGAGGATTAAGTTGTGGCGCGTATTTATCTAAAGTTGGAAAAAAGGTTCTAGTTTTAGAACAACATCATATTGCAGGTGGGTGTTGTCATGTATTTGATGAAAAAGGAGTAGAACATGAAACAGGAATACACTATATTGGAAATATAGATAAACGGAAAAAAATATTAGATGTAATTACTTCTAAACCTATTGAATGGTGTAAAATGGGAGAAAAAATAAATGGTGTTTATGATGAAATATTTATAGAAGATAAACATTATTTATTTAGAGCAGGAGAAGAAAATTTTATTATGGATTTATCTAAAAGATTCGAAGGAGAAGAAGACAATATTAGAAATTATATTAAATTAGTAAAGAAAGTTGCTAAAAAAGATTTATTTTTTAATATAAAAATAATAGATTTATGGTGGCAAAGAAAAATTATAGAATTATACCTTAAATACTGGGATACAGAATACTATAAATATGTAAATATATCAGCATATGATGTCATTAAAACTTTTACTGAAAATGAAGATTTAATAGCAGTGCTAGGAGGTCAATTTGGAGATTACGGTCCAACACCTAAAAAAGCAAATTTTTTTATTCATGCTAGTATAGTTAATCATTATTTAGAAGGAGGTTATTTTCCTAAAGGTGGACCTAGTGAAATAATTAAGAATATAATACCTACTATAGAAAAGACTGGAGGTCGTGTTTTAGTGGGTAAAAAAGTATCTGAAATTATAATTGAAGATAATTGCGCTAAAGGTATTATTATGGAAACCGGAGATAAAATATATGCTAATAAAATTGTAAGTGGTGTAGGATTAAATAATACATTTAATAAACTTATTCCAGATGAATTGTTAGAAAATGATAGTGTTATAAAATATCAGAATTTAGTTAAAAAAATTGGAAGTTCTACAGGATTTATTTATTGTTTTGTAAATTTAGATGGAACATCCGAAGAATTAGATATACGTGATTCTAATTTATGGATATACCCTAATAAAGATTATGATAAACTACTTGATGAATTTGAACAAAATATTGAAAAAAATCCAATGCCTCTTTTTATTGCTAGTTCATCTGCCAAAGATTCAACATGGAATGAACGATATCCAAATAAAAGTAGTGTTATCATATTAACAATGGGTAAAAAAGAATGGTTTGAACAGTGGGAAAATGAAGAATGTATGAAACGAAATTTAGAATATAAAGATCTCAAAGAAACAATGGCTCAACGTATGCTAAATGAAGGTCTCTATAAATATTATCCTAAAACGAAAGGAAAAGTTACACATTATGAAATGGGGACACCTTTAACAAATCAATTCTATTTAGGATGTTTAGATGGTGAAGGATATGGTCTAGATTCTAATGCTTCGAGATATTCTGAAATTGATATGTTAAGACCTAAAACATCTATTAAAAATTTATATTTAACAGGTCAAGATATATGTACTCTAGGATTTACTGGAGCATTAATGGGTGGAATTTTAACATCACATTTAATATTAGGTTATGGCACTATTTTAGATTTGGTTACTGGAAGAAATCTCATCAAAGATTTAATAAAATTAGAGAAAAAAATAAATTAGATTATGTTAATAATAAAATTGATTATTTAATTTATTTCATCAATTTTTTAAAATTACTATGGATTCAATCCCACTAATCCTAAAAATTAATTTAGCAGATATGTCTCTTGATAAAGAATTCGTAAGAGATATATTTAAGTCTCTAAATTTAGGTGATATTAGTGATATAAAATATGAAATAGTATGTGTAAAAACAAATAATTTTAAAGGTAATGAACTTTATGATACTAAAAAAACATATTATAAAAATATTTATATTAGTTTTTCCAAAATATACGAAGATAAAGCAATTATTAAAAAAATGTTTGATCAATTCTCAAAAGATTCACATCTTGTTGTTCATTATAGTAATGATTTATATTGGAAAGTTTACAAATCTGAATGTCTACCAATATTTAAACCTATGATATCATTTCCAATAAAAATGTAGTTCATTTTAAAATTGATTTTTTTTTCATTATAATTTTCTTAGTACATAATGGATTCTAATTGGTGTGAGTATTGGATTCCAATTACTAATAATACGTGCGATGTTGCTGATAACTATTGTTCTGGTAGTCCTCATGGTGGATCAAGACCAGAAGGTGCTTGTTGTGGACCAAGAGGGGAACCATGTTGTATAGATTGTTATTATTGCCTCACACCATGTACATTAGTTCTAGATATAGTGTGTATGCCTTGTAATATGTATTATAATTTATGTAAAAAAAATGAAGTTAATGATGCTATAGCTATTTAGTCAATCCATAATAAATTTCCTTGATATCTTAAACAATTATTAACAGCATCTACTGCCCATTTTTCATCTGTTGATAAATTTATAGATACTAATACACGTTGTTTGGGTTCTGTAATAACATATGGTTGCGTTCTATGTAAAAATTTACATGAATCCCAAATAATGAGTTTATTTGTATCATATGTATATACTTTAGTTTCCTCATTTTTTTTATACTCTAAATGTCCCATATCTTCTTCTAATTCATATAATGGAAATAGTATTGTTAAAATATGTGTATCATCACCATCACATTGACTAATAACATCGTAATGAAAATCAGAATTATTAACTATATTATGATCAATCGTAATGAAACTTGCTCCTCTTATTTTAAATTTTTCATTGGAAATTTCTTTAAATTTTTCAACTACATTAATAGAATCAAGAAATCTATTAAAATAATTTAATGTATTTTCATTCTCAGCCCATATCCAATTTATCCCAGATGTAATATCACCTTGAAATAAATTAAATTTTATATTATCTATTTTTGGGTAATTTATAAAAATATTTTTTAAATCGTGATATTCTTTTGTATGTGCAAAATCAAACTCGAAATATGACATTATGTTTAAATCATTAAAAAAATGATATATTCAATTTTTAAAATTGAATTGATATTTTATATTATTCATTGTTAGTAAATTAACGATGAAAGAAATTAAAGCGTACACATTATTTGATGAATGGAAATTATATGATTCTAATATAGATACAGATTGGATACTATCTTTTATGGAAACACATAATTTAACAAATAAAAAAACTATTATAGATGATTATTTAAAAGATTATTTATTTGATGAAAATACAGGAGAATTATTTGATACTAATAATGAAAAAGTAGGACAATATGACCTTCAACAGCAAACAATAGATCCATATATTTATATGACAGATAGTAGTTATATTCGTGTATTATCCAAATATGAATCAATTATTAAAGAATCGGCGTTTGCTAAAAAATGTTATCAAAATTATTTAGATAATAAACTTGATGATGTATAATTTATAATTCTAACACTTCTTAAAGCAGTTCAGAGACCAAATATTTCTTATTTTCTTTTTTAGAATATAGACTAGGATCACTATAAAATTTACCATCGGGACTCAAATATAAAGGGGCACTTGGTTTTTTACTTCTCGTAGGCACCTTGGTTATTGTGTAATTTCTAGACTTTGAATATGTTGTGAGGGGAGTCTTTTTTACATCTACTTTTAATGGTCCAAGTAAATCTTTTAATCCTGATAGTGAATCCTCTAATTTAGCTTTAATTTTATATACACCCTTTGGTTTTTTTTTTAAAATTGCTATAAAATCTGCCTGAAATATAATAAAAGCATTTAATACTCCATTTAATACGTTAATAGGTATTATGGTTTGGGGAGGATATTCTTTAATGGATTCTTGAAAATTATTTAAATATTCTATAAATTTATCCATATAATCCATCACATAGTTACAGTAGGGTGCTCTTTTTTTGAAAGATAATCGGTTTTTTTTGTAATCAAATGATATTAATTTCCGAATATCCGGCCGCAAAAATTCGCTACAAATGGCATCATCGTAATACGAAGGGGATACATATCCAGTATGAGAAGTCGAAGAATTTCGAGCTTTAAAGAATCCTCTTGAACGTCTGTCTTCTGCTGCTGTCCCTCCGCCCCTTTTTTTTGAAAACCCAAATTTTCTTTTTTTCTTTATTCCTATTTTATTTTTTAAATCTTTTATAAATTTGTCAATTATTTTGACTATCTTATTACCATCACATAACATTATTTCTATTTTTTTGCGAACATGGTAATTGTGCTCTATTGTAGTACTTTTACATAAATCGGAATCATCAGCACTTTTTGGAATTATCATAGATTCTTTAAATCTATTAAGCATCACAAACAACTCTTTTTTGTTGACTTGACTAAACGCAGATTGGTTAGAACCACCTTTTATAATTTTTTTAGATTTCCTTCGAATACTTTTTTTTCTTAATCTACTTTTCATTATATAATAATATAAAATATAATAAATAAAATTGAAAAAAAAACTTAAATAAAAATATATATTATAAAATATGTTAACTAAATTTTTAACTAAAGTAACAAATACATTGTTTAAACAAAAAACAACTAACCTAGGACGATGGAAATTAAAAGATAATAGTGATTTGAAAGCAACATTAGCTAATATGGATAGTTGCGGAGATTCATTGTGTGGTAATCCAACCGCATACACATATACTATAAATTATCTTCTAAAAAAACCTAAATAAATGAAATATCATTTGATTCGCATTCTATTGATTTTTTAAAAATACCTTTTCCTTTGACAATTACTTTTCTATTATCATAATTAAAATATCCATTAATTATAATTTCTATATACTTATGTTTATCTACCCCAACAAATAATATTAATTTTCTATTTTTGCCACAGTGTATAATTCTAGAACTTGCTATTAAACCTTTAAAAATATAATATTCATTTGATCTAAAGCCATAACATTTAGGATAAAATATATCATTATCCATAATCCAATAACCATATGATTTTAATTGATCCAATTTTATTTTTTTTTCTTCTATTTTTTTCCCACGATTCTTAGCATAAATAGATTTATTTATTTTAATACAATCCGTTGTTACACCTACACATTTAGCTTCATATAAATGAACCCATTTTCTATAACAACTTACAACATTTTTTAATGTTGCTTTCCAAAAAACTTGTGGATGGTTTGCCTTTTGATATGCTAGTTGCCAAACAAGTTGGGCGTATGATAATGCATGAGCTTTACAAAACCCATATTTTTTTAGATTTTTTAATATTTTAGTTACTTTTGTCTGTCTTTCTTTAGTTTGTTTTGATAAATACATATTAATTAAACTTATAGAAACACTATCACCTTTACAATACCCTCTTCTGAATTTATCAGCCAATTCTTCATCACAATTCATTAACTTAGATAACAACATTATAACATCATCATCAAAAATTATATTATCTTTATTAAAATTTCCTAATTCAAACTCTTTTTTTGTATCTTTTGCTGCTGGACGAATAATAGATAAACAAATCGCTAAGTCTTTTATAGTTTTAGGCTTAATTAATTTTAATGCCTTTCTCATTAATGGTGTCTCAGCTAATGTAATACCAATATTATCACCATTACACAATAATTCTATTGTTTTTAGATCTCCTAAATGTGTATCAAAATTAATAGTATTAAGTTTATTACAATAATACAGTTGAGATAATCCTCTAGATGATAATATATCAATCTTAAAATTTTTATTTTTAGAAACATCTACTTTATTTAAAACAACTTGATTCAAAATACTAGAATTATTTTTATCTAAAATATAGGATTCTGGTATACCTTTTGGGAAATACACTATTCCACCACAATGTAATGAATAACCACGAAATGTTCCTTCTAAATTTTTTTGTGTTCTAAATATTTTATTTTGTAATTCATCATCAAAATCATTTATAGTATTATGTAAATCGTATTTTGATATAAATTTATTTATACCATTTTGTCTTAATGATTCTCTAAGTGCCGATTTTTCATGATAATATATATGATTACTTATTCTAGCAACATGATTTCCCCATTTTTGATACAGTTTCAAAAATACCTCATCTCTAAGATAATGTGGAAAGTCAAAGTCAATATCAGGTAAATTATCGCGGAATTTATTAATAAATCTAGCAAAACTAATATTATATTTTATAGGATCTACATGACTTATTCCTAATAAATAACATAATAAACTTGATCCACATGACCCACGCGTAATATGTGGAATATTGTGTGTAATTTCTAATATTTCTAATGCCCTTACTATATTTCCGAATAATTTTTTTTTTATAATAATAGTTACTTCTTTATCTAATCTTTGTCTATAGATTTCATTATTAGGTATAGTTCTTTTTAAAACACTAAGAATTTCGTCTTTAGAATAATCAACTTTAAATAATTCAGTAGAAATTATCTTTTGTTTACCTTCTATCATATCTAAATAATTAATATAATAGACATTATTATCCATTATTATATTTTGTAAATTATATATCCATGGGAATATATCATGTAATTTTAAATAATATTGAACTCTATTACATACATTTATGGTGCTTTTTACTTTTAAATCTATTACTAATCCATATTTTTTTTTATTTAATATATCTTTTCGTAAAACTCTTCCCATACATTGTATAAATACACGCTCGCTTCTTTTTTCAACATGATCCATAAATATACAACCATCTAAATTAGGAATATCTGATCCTTCTCTATGTTTTACCGCACAAAACAGCAATGCTTTTTCTTTAGAAGTGTAAAAATCATTATAATTTTTAAATTTATTTTTTTTAATATTATTAAAATCACAACAAATTGTATAATCTTTAAAATAATCTTTCCATTTTGTTGCTAATAAAATACATTCTTCTATCATACCACACCATATAATAATTTTTTTATAAGGTAGTTTATCTATTTCTTGTTTTATTATACTAATTAAATGAGGTTCTTCTATTTTATTTTCTGATTTAATCCACATAATTTTAGGAGGTAAAATTACGTTATCTAAAAACCCATTATAAATTGAATATTGAGATAATATAGTATCAAGAGGTTTAATTTTTTCAGGAGTTGCTGAAAAACCTATTATTTTTGTATTTATATTATTAATGTTTAAAACCCAATCATAAAATTCTTTAGTTGTTTTATTTTCAATCGAATGACACTCATCATGAATAATCAAATCTATTTTACATTTAATATTTTTGTATTTCATTTTATTTGTTAAAAAACATCTATTAATGATACATAAAAATGGTTTACCCCAATAAGATGATGAATTTAAAGCATCATACCAATTAGAAGCTTTATTATTTACAAAATCACAAACATTATATTTTTTTATAATATCTTTAAAACCACGATTTGCTATAGTTTCTTTAGAAAATTGTTGTTCTAAAATATCTTTTCTTTCACAAATCCATAAAACATTCTTATTTGGATATTTTGTATTAAACTCTTTTAATACAAACATAGCAATCCATGATTTCCCTGTTCCAGTAGCATGATAATGTATTCCTGATTTAAAATCATTTTCTTTAGATATATTAATAGCATTAATTTGATTTTGTCTTAATTCAAACATTAATCATGTATTAAAAGTGAAAATAAAATAAAATTAAATTTCAATTTTATTTTTATATTCTTCTACACTTATAATATTTTCATATAGTGCTTTATAGTCATTTGAATTTTTATCTAATGTATTTAATTTTTCCAATTTTTCTAAAGATTCATCTATATAAATATGTTCCTTTATATGATTCATTATATTTTTATTATTTTGTATTTCATTTATTAATTCACGGTTATCATTATAATCAATACTTTTAATCGTTCTTTTCATATTATTTAGTAAAAATCTTATTTTATTATTTGGATAATTATCTATCACCCTATTAAATAATATAGCATTCTCATGTAACAATCTGTTTATACAATAATTAGTCAATTCCTCACTAACTTTGTAGTGTTCTTGATACCAAACCAATGAACTACCTAAATAAATATTTGATAATATATCAGCCATATCACTAGATATACTTTGATTTTTTTTTATTTCGCCTCCTAATAATGCTATAAAGTTGGATAAATTAGCAAAATGTAGTGTTTGTTTTGATAAATTATCTTTTTCAATTGTAAACAATGTTTTAAAATACAATGTTAGAGAATGTTTAACAATATTATTAAAATTATATTTGAATTTCTTTAGATCATCTGATACTATACTATCATATATATCATAAATATATGGATGACTTTTATTAAGACCTTGTCCAAAAATAATTAAATTTTTAGTTAATGTATTACTTCCTTCTACTGTTATCCCTACTGGAATGCCTTGATAAAATTTATGACTAAAATTATTCGGTCCTAAACATATAGCACTTCCAGCATGAATATCAATTGCTTCATTTACAACTTTTCTAGCACGATCTGTTGTTTGTTGTTTCATAATTGCTGAAATAACTGCTGGTTTATTATTTTGATCTAATATATTATTAGTCATTGCAATACTTGTTTGTATTAACCAAGTATCATAAATCATATTTGAAAATTTATTTGATACACCTTCCATTTTAATTAATGGTATATTAAATTGTTTTCTATGTTTTATATAGTTAAATATGCTATAAGTACATACTTTTGCTGAAGCATTTGCTGTCGCAGGTAGACATATACCTCTCCCAGCAGCTAAACATTCCATTAACATTTTCCATCCATTTCCAGCATTTTCTTCTCCACCTATTATTTGTTCTAACTCTAATTCAATATTTCCTTTTATTGTTCCATTAGGAAATCCTATATCTAATGGATTATGATGTGTATCTAATTTTAAATTAATATGATCCTTTTCAACTAAAAAAACAGTAATCCCAGGATTTCCATTAACTAGTAGTTTATCCGGATCTTCTAATTTTAGTGCTAAACCAATTAAATTTGCTACTGGTGCCAATGTAATATATCTCTTATTTAAGGAAGCATCAACTATGATTTTTCCATTTTTCTTTTTTACTATACCTGTATCTATTTGTCCTAAAGCATCAGAACCATTATTAGGTCCGGTTAAACCAAAACATGGAATAAATGCTCCTTCCGCTAATCCTGGCAAATATTTTAATTTTTGTTCTTTTGTTCCATAATTTATAAGAAGTTCAGATGGTCCTAAAGAATTAGGAACCATAACTGACACACCAAGACCTAAATTTTTAGAAGAAATTTTAGTTAATATATTTGATAATTCACGGACTGATAATTTTATACCACCATATTCATCAGGAATTAAAAATGAAAAAAATTTATTTTTACCTAAAACATTAAATATTTGTTTAGTTTCTTGTGAAGGATATATACTACTATTACCATAAGTATTAAGTAAATGATTTATTTTAGATTCATCAAATTTATTATCTTCTTTTTTAAGTTTTTCTGGTATATTTAATTCACCATTAAAAATATGTCTATCACAATGAACGTTTCCAGTTCTTAATGCTATTAATTCAGTCTCAGAAATTTTAGGAATAATATTTTTAACTTTATTAAATATATATCTATACATTGTTTGTGTATATTATATTAAAAATTATTTTAAATAGAAAAAAATTATCTTTTATTTTTTAACTTTTTTACCTTTTTTAGTTTTTTTACTTTTTTTACTTTTTTTAGGTCCACATACATTAATCATTTTATCACACCTTATATAATCACATACTTCTTTAGGCAATATATTTTTTAAATCTTTACAAACTTTAACCATATCAATACATTTTTTTTTGTGTTCTTTTAAAATAAGCATAGATACACTATCAGCATTACAACAATTCGTTTTAGTATAATCACATAATTTTCCCATAATTACACATTTTTTAGCATATTTTTCTAAATGTTTACAAGCATTAGTATGCTTTGTCATACATTCTAATATTCTATTTAAATTATGCTCACACATTAATTGTAAATCTTCGCACGATTTTCTTAAACTATGTAAATTACCACTATTCATATAGTATATATATATATAAAAAATATAAAATTGAATAAAAATTTAACATCAAATAATAATTACATTCTATTAAGTATGATGTCGAAACGACAATCACACCGTTCTTTCCAGAAAAAAAAGCAATGGAAGGATAAAAAGATTCAAAAAACATCACGTTCTAATGAAGATGTTAAAACTCTAGGAATTCCTAGAGATTGGTTTCCTAGAGATGCAGTACGTTTTAGTGTTCAAAAATTTAAAGTACAACCTCCAACAGAATATCAAAAAAAAAAAGGGTATCTTGGTGAAAATGGTAAACCAGTGTCAATATATGAATTTAGATGTCAACCAGGTAGTGGTTATCCAATATTTAAATATCCACATGAAGAAGGATTTGAAGAATGGATTAAAACAGACCAAGCAAAAAATGCAGTATTAAACTATGGACCATACTGGCATCCTTGTGTATGGGACCAAAAAATATATTTGAGTCATCATCCATATATGCAAGAATATTATGAAAAATTTGATACTCCATATTATGATGACTATTTATCTAAGAAAGAAACCAAATTTAAAGAAATTGACACAGACGCAGAATTAATTAGAACTATTATATGGTATACTGAGACATTATCAATCGCAGATAAATTATCTGTTGCTCCAAAAATAACTTTAGATGCTGCTAAAAAAAAGATAGATGAATTTATTAAACAAAAGGAATATATAGAACAATTAAGATCATACAAAGATAAACCACATAAATATAAACATATTCATAAACTACTAGATATAAGAACTTGGTTTTAAAATTAAATTAAATTAAATTAAAATTGAATCAATTTATTATTTTTTTTATCAAATTATAAAATGAATAATACACCTATAACAGATAAAGACTGGGAAGAACTTGAACATGGACCATTTATATATAGTGATGATGAATGTTCTAAATGTAAAAAAACATGCAAACCTAAATGTCTATATTTAGATGACGATAAATATGATGATGAACTTATTTCATTTGATGATCATGAAATAGAAAATATTCCAATTAATTTAGATAAATTAAAGGAAAACTTACAAATAAAGATAAAAAATTAATTTAAATTTAAATGTTAATAAAAATATAATTACATTCTAAGTCCTTTATTGCTTACTCTTTTTAACTTTCTTCTTTTTTTACTTACTTTACGTCCTCTTCTACTTACTTTAACTTTACGTCCTCTTTTACTAACTCTATGTCTTCTTTTTTTTCGTTTTTTAGAACCACCCCCCATGCCTGCGACAACGTTTGCATAAGAACGAGAAGAAGCAGGAGCATCAGAAGCAGAAGCAGAAGAAGGAGCATAAGAAGCAGAAGCAGAAGCAGTAGTCGTTGTAGCCTGATTCGATGATTTGGGAAAATTTAATTTTAATGTAGCTTCAATTGGTGGATGATCAGATGGAGCACCCATATTTGGATACATTCTATTTTTTATATTTTCTGGGAACAAAGGGGATGCTTTTGCTATCTCCAGGGCTTTATTCAACCCAACTTCATCAGTCGAACCGCTTTTATCTAAGATATTTTTTATATGACATGTCTTATTAGGTATTGTTGTTTGACCTCTAATCTGTTCATTCTCCCCAGTTGAAGTATCAAAAGTTTGTTTTACTGCTTTTACTAATGTCTTCGCATTCCATGCCCCCAACGTGCTAAAATTCAAATCATTATTATATGAACTTTTTTCGTTCCTTTCATCGTCTTTCAATTCTTTTTTCAATTCTCTTTCCAACAATTGCTTGAATTCTTCACCGTGTGTTATTTCAAAATTATTATCGTCTAACCGAATTGCTTTCCCCTTCTTATCCATATAAATGTTTGAAAGATTTTCAGCACCAAATACACATGCTTTTATTGCGTATCTTAAATATTTATTTGTCCGTAATTTATAAATATGATCTTCATCTTTTCTTCTGTCTAAATTACATTTGTTATTATGCCATGGTGTAAAAGATGAAATAATATTTAAATCACCTACTTGTTTTATATTCTCTGATATTAAAATTTTATCAATA